TAGCAAAGAAACTGGGTACAACAGGAACTGTAGAAGTACACGACCCATACTATTCAATCATTCCAATCAGGTGGTCATAGTCAATGATTCATGTGTGGGATGGGACTGAGTGGAACGCAACTAAGGCTTTAAAAGTCTGGACTGGTTCTGCTTGGAATAAAACATATAAGTTCAAGGTGCGTACAAGCACTGCTTGGATTCCTGTCTCCACATCTGATAAAGATGAATCAGCAACAATTAGATGGTCAGTAGAGGCTCCTACTCCGCCTCCTCCACCACCTCCTGTTACACATCCAGTACCTGATTTAGATTTATTAACATTACAAGAAGTGGAAGCATTGCTTGACCCACTTAACTTTACATACTCTGTTATTGATTATGAAGTAACAAGTGATAATGCTAAAAATAATAAAGTAGTTATTGATTCACAGAATCCAGCAGCAGGACAGATACTTGCTGAAGGTTCAAATGTTGTATTTAAATTATATGAGTTTGTGCAGCCACAAGTAGCGGTACCAAATATTGAAGGCATATTAACAACAAATGCAAATACAGCAATTACAAATGTTAATCTTGTTGTAGGAAATCCACTTGGAACACAAGAAACATACGACACAAATCTTATTGGTAAAGTTATTGTTGGTACTCAATATCCAGCAGCAGGAACCATGGTAGATGTTGGAAGTTCAGTTCTTTATGATTACTATATACAAAAACCTTTTGCTACCGTTCCACAATTAGTAGGACAAGATGAAAACGATGTATTTACAATATTGGATAATGCTAACCTAACACCTGGAACAAGAACAGTATCTAATACAACAAATGCTGCCTTAGATGGTTTTGTAAAGTCTCAGTACCCAGTATCAGGAACTCAAGTACAGCAAGATTCTCTTGTTAATTATGAGGTGTATGAACATACTTTGACAACAGTTCCAAATATTGCAGGATTGACAACAGAGGCTGCAAATCTTTTATTACAACAATATTATCTATATCCAGGTACTACAACTACAGAAGAAACAACTAATCAATCACTTGAAGGTAGAGTAAAAGTAGGTTCAGTTAATCCATCACAAGGAACGACGGTAGCCAAAGATTCAAATGTTAACTATACCTATTATGTTCCTAATCAGTATACAACTATGCCTTATCTTGTTGGACAATCTTCAACAACTGCATTTCAAATGTTACAAGCAGCAGAATTAGTTGGAGTTGATAAAATAGCATATACAAGAAACTCAGCAAACTTTAATAAAGTATACAATCAAGAATATGCTCAAGGTTCTCAATTACCTGTAGGAACTCTTGTTGATGTTTACTACTACATTGAAGAAGTAAAATTTGTAGTTCCTGATATTAGAGGTGTAACACCTGGCACAACAGGTCAACAAATTGCTAATTATAACTTTACTTGGGGCTCCAATACACTTGCAGCAACATCTACAGAAAATGTTAACTTAATTGGAAAGATTTCTACTCAATCTCCTACTCAAGGAACACTTGCATATTCAGACCCAGTTAATTATGGTCTTTATACTGATGGCAGACCTACAGTTCCAGGTGTTGTAGGACAGACAGAAGCAAATGCAAAAACAGCAATTAATAATGCTGGTTTAAATTGGACTGTTGTTAGTAAGGCTCAGACATTTAATGGTCAAGCCACAGCAGGTACTGTCTATTCTCAGAACTATCCAGAAGGTACAAGATTGGCTTCAGGCTCATATGTAACTATTGAGGTATGGGCTGCTTATGTACCTACAGAAGTAACAAAAACTGCTACTGTTATTATTGGATGGTACGGAGATATTGCTTGGCAATGGCAGGCTTCCTATAGAGATACACTTGCAAATACAGCAGGCGTTACAGATGGCGGATTAAGAACAACTACACAGCCATACTACGCTGGTTATTTTGATTCAACAAATGCTAAACAGCATATAGCCTGTGCATTTAACTATACTACATTTGATAACTGGGTAAAGGCTAATAAAACTGGTAATCGTAGTTATACAATTACATCAGCACAGTTAAGAGTATGGTCAGAAGATGGTGTTGGAAATACAAACTCAAAGAGTTTAAGAGTTGGTTCATATCCAACGAGCACTTCATCAGCACCATCAGTAATGAGAGAATCTGATATCAACACAAGAGGAATAACATTGCCTTTTGGAGGTCGTGGTCAATATGGCTATGCAACAGCAAATTCCACATTAATCTCAGATTGTTTTGTTGCTCCAGTTTATCCAGTAGTTGTATATGCACCAAATACAAGTATTGATAACTATATTAGAAATGATAGTGATATCAGGTGGTATGTAAATATTCAATGGACGGAGTTGGTATAAATGAAATTATATACAGTTAGTACTACAAGAAATGGTGTTGTAACAAATGTTAACTACAACACTATTCCTGCTAATGATTTTGATTCTCAATTAGGAGTTAATTATCATCTTTGGTACCCTGTTGAAATTCCAGAAGGTACCAACTCATGGTTCAAAGGAATTGTAACTGGAGAAGTAGATGCTACAACTTATGGCTGGGTTCCTAATGCGGATATGACAGTTAAAGAAAGTTGTATAACACAAGAAAGATTATTGCTAATTTATAATGATAGCAATCAAACTCTTGATAATGTGCGGGTATTTATATCAGACCAACAACTGACAGGTTCAGTAGCAGAAGTAACTCCATGGAAGGCTAACCTATCTCCTGAGATAAGAAGTTATTCATCATTTGAGATATTGTCTACATCACCAGTAAATCAGTTTCCAGCAAATATGTATCTGAAGGCTAACTTCCAAGGAGCCTTGCCAGAACCAACACCACCACTACCAACAGAAATGCTCATAACAAACATGCAGCCATACTCTTGGGCGGTAGCAGCAGTAAGACTATACATAGTAAAGGACCAGGAAGTACCTGAAGATTACTGTGTTATATCTACTGAAACATTTTAGGTTTCTCAGAAATGCCTCCTGAGAAAGGGTGGCCTCAGTTCCCACGCTGAGGCTACCTCTAAAAATACGGATGAGATAGAATAGGAGAACGATGAACGATAAATTAATGTCCAAACTTCCAGTAGCCTTGCTATTTGTACAGGTACTACTCCTATCTCTTATTACTCAGAGTAAAGACCAGATGATTACTATCATGACTGGCATGTTGGCAACATTTATTACAGGTGCTTGGGTTGTTTGGGAAACCTTAAGACTACACAAGAAGGAGGACAAAGATGGCTCTAATTGATATGATTCCACCTAATCTTGAGTGGCGTGTTTACAAGGGCGACACAGCAAACTTGACCCTAATCGTCAAGGATGAAAATGACGAATTAGTAGATTTAACTGCCTGGACTTTTGCAGGGCACATAAAGAAATCTCCTAAAGATGCAGAACCAGAATTTATAATGGCAGTAACAGCAACAAGTGAAGGTATTATTTCTGTGATTATTGAAAATTCACATGCTTTATATCCACAGATGTATTTTGATATTGAAGGTACACACACAGAAGATGGTATTACTAAGACATTTGTTAAAGGAACAATTATTGCTGAAGAGGATGTGACAGATAATGGCAATTAAAAAGATTGAAGTTTTATCACCAACAGAGGCACAGATTTATGCTGCTAATTTAGGTTTAGTAGTTGGACCGCAAGGCCCAATTGGACCAGTAGGCCCAGCAGGACCAAAAGGTGAAACTGGAGATACTGGTGCTACTGGCGCAACTGGTCCTCAAGGAGTTCAAGGAATTCAAGGCCCAGCAGGTCCTCAAGGATTGAAAGGCGATACTGGCGCACAAGGAATTCAAGGTATCCAAGGATTAATAGGACCAGCAGGACCTAAAGGTAATACTGGTGAGCAAGGCATCCAAGGCATCCAAGGACCAGTTGGACCTCAAGGAGAAATTGGCTTAACAGGTCCAGCAGGTGCTGATGGTATTGATGGACAAGATGGAGCAGTAGGACCTCAAGGTGAACCTGGCCCTCAAGGAATTCAAGGTGAAGTTGGTCCAGTTGGCCCTCAAGGAATTCAAGGAATCCAAGGTGAAGTTGGCCCAATGGGACCTCAAGGAATCCAGGGCATCCAAGGAATCCAAGGAGAAAAAGGCGACAAAGGCGATACAGGTGATGCTGGTGCTGATGGTGATAGATATCACACAACATCAAGTTCTCTTGAATCAATGCCTACAAAGAATTCAATTGCAACTATTACATTAAATGATTTAAATGTAGATTATTCAGTAGGGCAAACAGTCATTGTTTCTCATGATGTTGACCATCATTATCATGGAACAGTTAATTCATATTCACAAGTAACTGGTGAACTTGTTATTTATGTAACAGAAGTAACAGGTACAGGAACATTTAATTCATGGACAGTTAACCTTTCAGGTGCTGTTGGTATTCAAGGAGAGACTGGTCCTCAAGGAGAAACTGGTCCAGCAGGTCCTGTAGGACCGCAAGGTGAAATGGGACCTCAAGGTATCCAAGGAATTCAAGGAGAGCAAGGAATCCAAGGACCTCAAGGAATTCAGGGAGAACAAGGTCATCAAGGAAATGTAGGTGAAACTCCAAAGTTTGCATATAATTTTACTCAAACTATTAATACAACTGGTTTTGTTAGCGGTACACAATTAACAATTTATAAAGACCCACTGTTTCAACCTTACGCATTAGCAAATATGAAATTAACTTCAATAGATGCAAATCTAAACACAATAACTTTGTTTGGTGTGATTGTTGCTTATAATGAAACTACTGTCACATTATCGCTTGGAACATTAGTACTTGACTCAAATCCAATTAGGTCTGAGTGGAGTGTTGGTATTGCAGGTCAAAGAGGAGCAACAGGTTTAACTGGTGCAACAGGTGCAACAGGTCCGCAAGGTCCTACTGGTGCTACTGGACCACAAGGAATTCAAGGCGAACAAGGAATTCAAGGAATTCAGGGTGAAACTGGTGCTACAGGACCTGAAGGCCCGCAAGGTATCCAAGGCATTCAAGGTATTCAAGGAGAAACTGGAGCAACTGGCCCACAAGGTCCGCAAGGAATTCAAGGAACAACAGGACCGCAAGGACCTGCGGGAGTACAGAATGTATATATCCAATCCACAGCACCTACAAACCCATCTGTTGGTTGGCTATGGATTGTGATTTGATATGCCTTATAGTGATTTATTAACTGATGCAGTTATATATGCACCATTGAATAACTCAATGGCTGTAACAACTACTGCAACTGTTAGTCAGTTTCAATGGAATAATACTCATGTATTTGTCAATGATGCTCCAACAGCAACAGGTAATACACATTCATTAAAATGGAATAACTATATTACAGATGCAGGATATTATAAATTCTCAAATCTACCTGCAGCAACTAATGCAATTACAATAACTGGATGGGTAAAGTTTGTAACTGACCCAAATATAACATTTGGTACTTCACTTGGTGGCACATGGAATATATTTTCTATGGAACAACAGTTTTCTTCAACTTCCTATTTTAGAGTACACACTTCAGCACAACCATACAGTGCTACTATGAGTGGTACCTCAGCAACTGATAGAAGACTTGCTTCAATTTGGCAGTATGGTGGTACAAATCAAACTACAGGAACTATTTATTCAAATTCAAAAATACCTTTAAATCAATGGGTTCATATTGCTTTAGTACAAAAAAATCCTGGTCAGATTAATGCAGTTGATTATAATGAAACAGCACTTTACATAAATGGTGCTTGTGTTAATTATCAATTTTCAACCAGTCAATTAGAAAGACTTCATTTTCAATGGATGAGTTTCCCTGTTCTTACTTTTGGAGCAGAGACAACACTTACAAAATTAGGTTCAAACTTTGCATTTTGGCATAGAGCATTAACCATAGATGAAATCAGAGCACAGGCATGGTACAACCATAATAACGAAGATTACAACACTGTTGTTTTAGCAGACAATCCAACTTATTATGCAGTTCTTGATAATGCAAATAAAACCACTAATCATACAGTTTATGGTGCAACTGATTGGGGCTCTTTAAATGATGATGTAAATGGAATTTATGTAAACGAATTAGGTCCTAATAATTCAAAAGCATGGAGACTTTCTACTACTTCAACTCAGGCTCAAAATAGAATAGTTAATACTGACCCTGAAATGTTGCAAGGAATATCAAATCTATATAAGTCTGGTGAGTTTTCTGTTGAATTTTGGGTTAAGCAAGTATCAAGACCAAGTTCAACAAGAGCATTATTTGGCATAGATGCAAATACTGGAATTAATAACTCTGTTGGAGCATTTTTATTTGAAATGGACAACTCAGGAAGAGTTCAATATAGAGGTTCTTATAAATCAGGAACAACAACATATCTATCAGGAAGTATTTTAGGTTCATCAATTGATACGCCAAGCGGTACTGGTCAAGAAATACTAACACAACACCCTGGTCAAAATGTTAACTCTTTTGCTGACAACAAATGGCATCATGTAATTTATACTCAAAGCAACACAGATAATGGTGCTGGTACAGGTACATATTATGGTTCTTTATATGTAGATGGATGTAAAGTTGGAGAAAGAACTTGGACAAATACATATGGCTGGGTAGATGGAACTGGAGTTTCAACTGGATTTTATGTAGGAACTACTTCTACAGTTTTAACTTTGGGAGATGGTTATTTATCCAATCTTGCATTTTATCCATATAGATTATCTGAAACTAAGGTATGGAATCACTATAAGGTAGGTTTAGATTATGTTTCTGAACAAGGTGCTGTTAAATATTATGATGGTTCTACCTGGCAATTAGCCACAGCAGCAAAAACCTGGAATGGCACAGCCTGGGTTAATTGGGTAAAGAAATATTGGAATGGCTCTTCTTGGGTAAACTTGCCTTGAGAACTTATGTTATAATAGTTATAGGACATATCACCTCCGAACGATAGGTCCAAGGGGCTTGCAGGGTTTATCCTTATATAGGTTGCCACCTCTTCTTCTGTGCAGGCCCCTTTTCTATGCCCTTTAGCGGGCTTCTGAGGTGGTTTTTAGAGGGTTTTAGACATAGCATGAGTATCAGGTTGCAAAAGTTTAAAAACTCTGCTATACTTATAGTACTTGTTTCAGAATCACATAATTGTGTGTGAGGGATGATACGCCTAAGACAACAGAAGGAGTCAAGGTGGTAGAGTAAAATCTACCAGAATTGAATGTAAATCTGGCACTGGTTGGTAACCAGCAGAATTCAAGGAAAGTAACTGGCAAGGTTTGTTTTAAAAAAACAAATCCATAACCTACCTGATTCGTGTAAAAAACCAAGGAGAAGAAGAGATTATGAATATTAATTATTATATAGATAAGAAATTCCCAGGAAATTCTAAGGAAGTAAAAGAAAGAATAGAAATAGCCTTAGCAACTATATGTATAAATGCTAACAAACATATAGAATATACTAATGGAGTAGAAAGATTCTTTAAGAACCTGGAGGTTTAAGATGAATAAAGAAATAGCGGCCATACTTATGTCTTATGGCAGAACAAGCCTTGTTGCTGTTTTATCAGTTTTAGCAACAGGAACTACTGACCCAAAACTATTGGCTCATGCATTCTTGATATCTATCATTGGACCATTAATTAGATGGCTAAACCCTAATGATAAATCTTTTGGTATAGGAGCAAACAATGACTAATATTTATTATGAAGGCAAGTTGTATTCTGAGGAAGAGTTTGATAGATTAACATTTAGGCCTATTGAAAAGCCTGCAAAACCTAAGAAATCTAAGGCTAAGGAAGTAGAAGAAATAGAGGATGTGTTCCCAACAGAGGAATAATCTTGATATCCGTCATTATCTCATTGGCGATTCTATTAAGCCAAGCGGGATACTCTGAGGCTCAGATTCTATGTACCGCCAATTTAGTCCAAAAAGAGTCTAATTATAATCTGCACAGTCGCAACTCCAAGACTGGTGCATATGGCCTTTTCCAGTTGATGCGGGTAGATAAGAAATTAACCCTTAAACAACAGACTGACAGATATATCAAATATATCAATCATAGGTATAAAGGCGATGCCTGTTTGGCATGGAAACATTTTCAGAAAAATAACTGGTATTAAGCAAAGTTTTAAAAAAACTGGTATACTTGTATATGAAGAGGGTGTTGCAGCACCTTAAATAAATATATAAGGAGAAAGACAATGATTAAAGACTTAATACTCGTAATTAGAGTTGTAAGAATGAAGCGTAAACTCAAGAAGATTGAGAAGCGTTTAGATAAGATTAATGACATAATGTGCAAATCCAATCACACCATTGACCACATGATTGAGATATTGGAGGAGCATAATGACCTATAAGCCATATGAAACTTATGACTTCCAGGCTGATTTGCGTAAAGGCAAAGTTGGCGAGGAATTGGTAAAGAATTATCTATATGAAGAATCAGTCAAAGTAGAAGTAAAGACAGATTTAATGTGGAAGAAAACAGGAAATCTATACATTGAAGATGAAGTATGGTCACAAGTTCATGGAAATGTACCTGGCGGATTTCAAACATCAGAAGCACAGGTTTGGGCGTTTGTCATGGGTAAATGCGTATTATGGGTTCCTTATGATACTCTTAGCAGAGCAGTAGATAAATGGGGCGAGGAATCAGAATGCAAGAACTCAGAAAATCCGTCAAAAGGAAGACTAATAACTCCTGGACAGATATTACAGATGGAAATGAGAAGGCCAGCCTGATATATTATTGCCTATGTCATGGGTGTGTGGTGGGAGATAAAACCTGTGATGACATGGAGCCAATTGGCTGGGTAGAACGAAATGACACCACTTGAAGCATTAGAGAAATATAAGATTACAACCAGACCTACTGAATGTAATGCTTGCCCTCGTAGAGCGTATTATTACTTACCTGTACGAGGGTTTCTCTGTAGCCTATGCCTATTGGATTTGGTAAATGTGGGCGGTACAGAATGGAATTGGGACGATTATCCCGAAATATGGAACAGATATGATAAACTATAGACATTATGGAAATATTTGTATTTGTGCTGCTTGCCTATTTGATGATTTAGGTGGTTTGGGTGTCTGAGTATAACGACCCTCTCTATAGAAAGAATAGGAAGATTATCCTTGGTCAACCTGATGTGTTATGTCACTATTGTGGCAAAGAGAACCCTACATCCATAGACCATATACTACCCATATCCAAGGGCGGTACACATGAGATGCATAATCTACTACCATGTTGTATATCATGTAATAGTACTAAATGGAATCATATAAAGAAGAGAATGCCATATGGAAATCCAAGATATGTTAATGGTGTCAAATGATATATATCCCGCATCCCGTTGTCTATAAAACATTTATATCAAATAGTAAAACCTATAAAACCAAATATCCAAATATCCACATATCCACGAATATCCACATATCTGGTTTGAAAATGTTTGGATAAAATGGTTTTGGGTTTTTTTAGATATATCATGTACACCCCGCATCCCGTCAGAAAAATTTAAATCTGGTAAAATAGTAAAAGGAGAAATATGAGAACTGGAATGAAGCAAGGCCCAAGGGAGCCAAGACTAATCCCTGATTCAGGAGGTAAGCAAATGGAAAAAGAATTTAACTATACCTTAGAAGAGGCTGTGAAAATATCACTGCAATCTGCTACATGGTTAGAAGAGGCAGACTTTGGTGCAGCCACACAAGCAATAATGTTGGCTCAGACTATGGATACTATGCCTGACCGCAGACACCAGATAGCCCCAATCCTTATTGGTCTGTTATCTAACCTTGGTCTTCTCAATAATCGCAAGGTAGGTACAGAAATGACACCAGCAGAGGCATTGGCAGTATTGGTTAATGGATAATTGGATTCCAACACATTACACGACTCCATTATCTGAAGATTTTGTTACTGATGGAGATAAATTAATCAACCTTGTACAGGGTGTATGGCGGTTGCCAGAAAAGAATGATGCACCTTTAGTATTGACAGAATGGCAGAAATGGCTCATCAGACATGTGCTTGAAAGGTACCCTGATGACCATTCAGACCCTGAATTGGCAGGTAGATTAAGGTATAAACAGGTTGTAATTAGTATGCCAAGAAAGAATGGTAAGTCGTTAATTGGTGCAACATTTGCGTTATACGGATTGCTTTTGCATGAACCAGCACCAGAAGTAGTATCAGTTGCTGCCTCTGCAGACCAGGCAAGAATCGTTTATAGAAGATTACTTCATCAAACACAGACTTCTGATTTATTAAAACATTTTTTCTCTCGTTCTACAGAGCATAGAGGTCTTTGGACAGCAGATGGCACTGGTGTTTATAAGGTTATTGCATCAAACGCAGGTACCGCTCAAGGATTACACCCATCTATGGTTATTTTTGATGAATTACATATGTCAAAGGAAGATTTATGGACTGCCATGAGTCTTGGCTCTGCAACTCGTCCTGATGGAATGATTTTAGGTATTACCACTGCTGGAGATGATACTTCTACCCTTTTGAAGAACCTTTATGAGCGTGGAGCCAAGGCTGTAGACAAAGTTGGTGACTTAGAACGCTTTGGATTCTTTTGTTGGGAGTCTCCAGAAGGCTGTGAGATTACTGATGAAGAGGCGGTAAGAAGAGCAAATCCTAACCTTGCATCAGGCATATTATCGTGGGCAGCAGTTAAAAATGAGTTATCTACCATGCCAGAAGCAGATGCAAGACGATATAGATTGAATCAGTTTGTATCTTCCATGAACGCTTGGCTTCCTGTAGGCACATGGCAATCATTAGACCATGGCGTTGTATCTAAGCCACTTATATTTGCTGTTGATAGAACTCCAGGCTGGGACCATGCTTGTATAGTAACTGCGGGCATAGAAGAAGATGGTTATGTATCAACAGAATTAGTAGCATCACTCAATAATACAAATATAGATAGTTTGGCAAGGCTATGTATGGACTTAGCAAATAAGCATAATGTTCCATTTTTAATGGATTCATATGTCCTATCTGACCTTGTTACGATACTAAAACAGAGAGGTTTAAGGGTTATTCCTGCCTCAAACAAGGATTTGGTATCAGCATCAAATAACGCATACCGTAAAATAATGAAGCGGGAAATCAAACATCCCAAAGACGAGATTGTAACAGTACAGATGCAGTCAGCAGTTCGTAAAAATGTACACGACTCTTGGAAGATTTCAAGAAGGGATTCCTCAATTGATATTGACGCTGCCATTGCCACAGTACTTGCAATATGGTTCTGCGACTCTAAAGAGGATTACCAACCCTTCATTGTAAATACGAGCATGATAGAATCTAAGGATGGTGAATAATAAATGGGCATAATCAGAGACTTCCTATTTCCAGATATACAGACAACTGTTGATGAGGCAGTAGAGACAGCAGTTAGTCGTTCAATCTTGCCACCTTCAAGAGAAACAACAGTTGTATCTCCAGAAGCAGCATTGAAGTTAGTCCCAGTATCAAGATGCTTATCCGTTTTGGAAACATCAATGATACAAATACCTGTAGAAGTTTACAGAGGAATAGAACAGATAGATAGTCCTTCTTGGTTAATTACTCCAGATGTAAATAAGAATGTAACTCAAGGTGAGTTTATTAAAGATACTGTCATTTCTTTGGCGGTACATGGAAATGCATTCTGGTTAATAACAAGAGGACAAAGAGGAATAACAAATCTTGAAGTTGTTCCAAATGCAGACATTGCAGTACATGAAGATAGATTTGGAAATGTAACTTATCACATTGGTAAGAAACAAATTGCACCAGATAGAATTAAGCATTTGAAACTTTGGTCACTACCAGGCCAAGTTATGGGTGAAGGTCCACTACAAAGACACAAAGGCACATTAAAAGCAGCATGGGATTTAAATAATTACTTTGCTAACTGGTTTGATAATTCTGCGGTACCAACAGGTATCTTAAATACAGAATCACATATCAATCAAGAACAAGCACAGACATTACTTGAAGCATTCCTTGAATCACAAAAGACACGCACACCTGCTGTCATGGGATATGGAATGAAATATGAAGGTTTAGTGTTAGACCCAGAAGCAGCACAGTTCCTTGAGAACCAGAAGTTTATGGCTCGTCAAATTGCATTAATGTTTGGTATTCCATCACAATATCTAAGCCTATCTATTGAATCAAGCGGTATGGCTTATACAAATACAAATGGCGATAGACAAAAACTATTTGAAGATGGCTTACAACAATACATTACAAGAATTGAACAAGCATTATCTGACCTACTTCCAAGAGGACAGTTTGCTAAGTTTAATCTAACAACTTTCCTTCGTCCTGACAACAAGACTCGTTATGAAGGCTATGCAATTGCATTAGATAAGAAGTTCATGACAGTTAATGAAGTTAGAGAATTAGAAGGATTGCCAGCATTACCAGATGG